ATTGTCTATGTATGCGTAATTTAAATTTATGCATGGATATTAAATGAAAAAATGTAGAATATGTAACCAACTTAAACCGTTAGAAGAGTATCATCAAAATAAAACTAATAGAGACGGTTTAGAGTCAAGATGTAAATCCTGTAGAAAAATAGAATCTAATAAAAGATATCGAGATGATTTTTTTAGGTTTTCAGTAAGATTAAAGAAAAGCTGGTGTAAAAAACGAGATGTTGCTTTTAATTTAGATGCTGAGTATTTAGAAAAAATATGGACAGGTTATTGTCCTATTTTCAATGTTAGATTAGAAATAGGTTCTAGAAACATTGACCACACTTTAAATGCAAATTTGGATAGAATAGATCCAAAGAAAGGTTATATAAAAGGCAATGTAATGTACATCAGCGGAAGAGCTAACAGGATAAAATATGATGCATCAGTAGAAGAGCTACGATGTATTGCTGATTGGTTGGAGACGAAATTAGAAAGTGCAACGACTATCCGAGAGGAGTAGGGATCAAGTGATCTCGAAGCGCATAGCCCCTTAGATATTAAGGGTGATGATATAGTCTGGACTATATGGAAACATATAGAGATATAACGGAAACGGTTGTATCGTAACACAACGATGCCTTTATGTACGGAGCGGGCAGTACAAAATTAGGAAGTATTGTAGGAGGAGGCTCAACACAAGGACAATTAATTAAAGATACTTTCTTCTTAGCTATTCCAAAGCTCAAAGATCTTATAGATAAAGTTCAGAATTTTGCTAAGAAAAACGGATGGTTACCTGCTATCGACGGTAGGAAAATATATGTTCGTAAGTTTGAAGGGAAAGTATTAGTTCATACTGCTTTAAACACTCTACTTCAAGCTAATGGGTCAATCATTGCTAAGAGAGCTATGGTTATAGCGTACAATGAAATTAAAAAAAGATCTTTGGATGCACACCCTATTGTCTATTACCATGATGAATTTGCATACGACTGTGAACCGTCAATATCTGAAGAGGTTGGGGTAATTCTAATCGATTCTATGAGATTAGCAGGTGAATATTATAATTTAAATATACCAATCGCTGGTGAATATAAGGTAGGCTATAATTGGTCTATACATTAATTAAACAGGAAACAAATGAAACTTAAACTAAAAACAACTATCTTTTTACTATTAATGGCAGTATCACTATCACTATCTGCCAGTACTACCTTCTCTGAGGATTTTGATAGGCATAACAGTGTAAAGGTAGGTTCTGGCTGGTTTGAGATAGAACGAAATATAAACGATGTTCGTATTAAAGATGAGAAAGTTATTCTTCGTGATAACAAATCTGGCCCGATAGACGCTGGTTTACTCAGAGTATTGAATGGAGATTATAGTTTAAGTACTTTATCATTCGACTGGAAACCTTTGATTAAGTCAGACTGGACTGATACCTTCAGTGTCTCCTATGCTAAGATTATTGAAGGAGAATACCCTTTATTCACTGAGATCTTCTCTACTTCCTTAGGTGATAACAGTCGTAAATGGACTTCTACTTCTCTGTCTTTAAACGGAACCCCTATTAACTCACCATTTATCTTAATGTTTTCAACTAAGTTAGACGGTAGGAATAATAGACTTGAAGGAGTTAGATTAGACAATATTAACATCACTTCTCCAGTGCCTGTTCCTCCGGTAGGTATACTGGCAGGACTAGTGGGGTCTATTCTTCTGATTCAAAGAAAACACTTGACAAATTAGAAAACTATGATATCATTATTAAATAGTGAGAACAACGAGTTCTTTAATAGATTTTATAATCTAGCAGAAGATACTCAAAATTGGCTAGATGAGAAATATAGGGAAGAGTTATCTAGACTGAGGGATAAAGAGTATAATGATTGGTTAGATGAAGTAAATCATTATATTAATCAATAAAATTAAATATTAACAAAGAGAAAATAATATGGCAGTAATTAAAGGTAAAGTAATGTGGGCTCAAGTTCAACAACCAGATACCAAATTTGAGCATATGTGGCATGTAACAGTACTATTAGAAACTAAGGAACAGCAAGATCAGATCATCAATGACTCTAAAGCTACTGATCCTAAAGGAAAAGGAGTTAAGTTAAAAGAAGATGATAACGGTGTTAAAATCTATAGATTCAAACGTAAAGTACATAAGGCAGACGGTTCAGGTGAGAATCCTAAACCTTTAGTATGCGGATTAGGAGGTAAAGAGGATATTTTTGATAAACTGATTGGAAATGGTTCAGTTTGTAATATCCAATATCGTTTTGTCCCTTACAATAATAAGTTTGGATCTGGAGTTACTTGTGATCTACAAGCTATTCAAGTATTAGAGCATATCCCTTTTGGTGAACAAGATGGGGATGCCTTTGAGAGTGTAGCTCCTGCTGCCTCTACATCTACAGAAATTGTAGATGAATACAACGAAGAAGATTTCTAATAATTAGTTAATATTAAGGAGGTGTTAATAGCGCCTCCTATCCTATAGGACTACCATGTTTAAAACAAAAGTATCAAACCCATCAACCAAACTAACTGCTATTTTAAGCACTTTTAATAAAACAATTGGAGAATTAGAAGAAGTTATTGATCTTGCTGAAACACAAATAAATATTAAAAAAGAAGAACAAAAGAAAATAGAAGATGAAGTAGTAGCACTAACTCTCACTTCAAATCAAGCTTTAACTTTTAGAACAAACCTCGCAAAACTATTAGGAAATAAATGAAAAAATCAGTATCAAATTTAGTATATACCACACCTACCTACAACGTTATCGTAGCTATCTCTCCTGACACTAAAAAAGAATGTTATCAAATTGTTAATAGACAGTGGGGAGTAGTAGAAATTGAAAGCAGTATCTATCCTCAAGCAATTAAATATGCAAATGATCTAGAGGCAGGTGTTGCAGCTATGACTGATATTTCAGCAGAAATAAAACAAACAATTAATTAATATGTTTTTTAATAAAAAACTACAACAAAAATTAAATTCTCAAGAAATCCTAATTACTGAATTATATGCTAGAATTGGTGATCTACAAACAAAACTATATAGAGAAATAGAAAAGAATAAATTATTAAATCATGTTACACCTAGTAAAGAAAGATTTAAAACTAGTCCATCAAGATTAGTAGATAGAAGATATGATACAGAGCCTAGCTACCCTTCTAGTGATAATACTTTATTACAAAATGTTATTATAGTAGACATAACATCTCAAGAGAATGTTAGCTATTCATCTGACTCAACTAGTCCGACTAGTAATTATTGTTCTAGTTCGTCTAGTTATGATTCTTGTCCATCCAATTATGATTCATCAAGCGATTATTAATATGCACTTACAAACACTAACTAAAAAAATTTATTTAAACGAAGGTTGGAAAGATAATAACTATAAAGGTTACATAGACTATATCGTCCAAGCAAAAAAAGTAGCAGAGGCTGTAGTAAATCTTTTCCTTTCTAAAGAGGTAGAAATTATAGGAATAGTTAATACTGTTGAAATTACTATTAAGCAAAAAGAAAAAAGCGATGCTGCTAAAGTACCTGATTTATCTTCTTCATTCTGGGTAGATTATGCTACTGGAAAAGTAGATGCCTAACATCGCCTTAATTGACTCTGATGAATTAGCTTATAAATTAGCTTTACATTATCAGAAGAAGTTTTATACAGTCTGTAAAGACGATAAGGTTCTATGGCGCACTCAATACAAAGAGGACGCTGTAGAATCTATAGGCAACAGAGATGATCTAGAAATTGGAGAAGAAATAGAGGTATATGATCTCAAAGACTACAAAGAAAAAATTGATTCAACTATCAATCATATTTGTGCTTCTACAAATAGCGATGGGCACTATAAATTATTACTTTCTGGAGATAATAATTTCAGATATTCCATTGCAACCTTATTGCCCTACAAAGGCAACAGAGTCCCAAAACCCTACCACCTTGAATCAATTAGAACTGAATATAGAAACAGGAATGCCGAATCAGTTGAGTATTTAGAAGCTGATGACTTATTAGCATACTACGCTACTATTCTAGACAATGCTGTTATTTGTTCTAGTGACAAAGATCTTAAAACTGTTCCTTCTTTAAACTTTGATATCAATAAACAGGAGCTAAGAAGGATAACTGAAGAAGAGGCTGATTATAACTTCTACTACCAGTTATTAATAGGTGATGCAGTAGATAACATACCTAGTCCTTATGGACTTGGGCCTGTTAGGGCTAAGGATATATTAGAAAATAGCGATCCTTCTAACTACTATCAGAGCATTCTTCCAGAATATATAAAATTCTTAACTGCTAAGAAAGGGAAAACTAATGAGTATAAGACTTCTTGGTATTCTGGACAAGATGTTCATGATGTTCTCTATGAGATTGGTAATTTACTATGGATGCATAGGACTACTGATATTAATGAGAGATGGAGAGTAAATGGCTAAAAGAAAATCAACAAATCCATTAAAGAAAACTAACTTTGCTAATTATAAAGCATCTCAAGCTAGGTCAGGATGGCGTCTAAGAGCTAAGAAATACGGACATAACTTAGATGATGTGCCTACTCGTGTTGAAATACAAGAGTGGCTAGAAGCTCAAATGCCATTGAAATGCTATATTTCAGGTTCATTTATATCTAACGAAGTAGTAGAATTAGATCATAAAACTCCATTAGTTAGAGGAGGATCTCTTAAACTCAATAATGTTGGTGTTACTTCACGCTATTATAATAACGTAAAAGGACAAATGACTGAAAAAGAGTTTAGATCTTTACTTAAAGTGGTCAATAAGTGGGAAGATAAAGGAGAAGCTTTATTTAAGAGATTAATGGCTTCTAATCATATTTATAGGAAACGATGAATGAATGAACCAGAATCACCCAGTAACACTCTTACCCTAGTTCCTAGAAAAGAGAGTACTGGGGTTGTAAGAGTAGAACGATTAGGTGGGGAGGAGGTAATAGCAGCAGATCATTTTTTGATTTACGACCATTTACCAGGATTTATAATGTTTGTTAAAGGTGAAGATCAGGTTGTAAAGTGTATAAATACAAATGATATTCTATCAATTACTTTAGGAGATTTAGTGGATAATGGATAATGGATATAAGAACTATCGAGTGACTTATTATGATTATGAAGATGAACAGCATTATTCTATTGATTATACTTCAACATCAGAAAGTAAAGTAAGAGATCTTTTTTATAAAGATCATAACTATGATGTAGATATAACAACTGTACAGGAACTCCTTTGATAGCAGCTAAGATTATAAAAGATTCTATTTATAATGGAAATAGATTAACAACTTTTGAATTAGAATACCCTCGTTATATCCACTCAGAGATAATGACTCACAGAGTATTCTCTAGAAATGCTCAGAGTTCTAGAGCTATACCTACTAGAACTTGCATAGATAATGTCCAAGATAAGATATGGTATCCTATCTTCATGAAGAATCAGAAAGGTATGGCAGCTAGTTCTCCACTCTTAGATGATGAATTAATGAAAGCTCAGGAGTTATGGAGAGCAGCTAAGTACCAAGCTATCTACTATGCTACCCAACTAATGGATTTAGGAGTACATAAACAAATTGTTAATAGGATACTGGAACCATTTTCTACAATTAAAGTCATAGTAAGTTCAACTGAATATTCAAACTTCTTTGATCTTAGAATAGCTCCAGGTGCTCAGCAAGAGATTCAAATCTTAGCTACTTTAATGAAACTAGAATTAAGATTGTCTACTCCTGATCTTCTAGACATAGGACAATGGCATCTTCCATACTTAGACTATTCAGAAGAAGAGTTACCTCTAGACACTAAGATTAAAATTAGTGCTGCTAGATGTGCTAGAGTGTCTTATCTAACTCATGATAAACGTAGAGATATTTTAGAAGATATTACTCTTCATAACAAGTTAGTCTCAGAAAAGCATATGTCTCCTACAGAGCATCAGGCTACTCCATCTTCTTTAGATTCCTTTAATGGTAATTTTAAAGGATGGACTCAATATAGAAAACATTTAGAAAACAATTGGAGTATTTTATGATTGATTCTATAACAGCAGAACCAGTATCTATACTAAGGCAATGGTTTAAACATTCAGACAACCGTTATTCAGGGTTAATCTATAACGATGATAGATTCCCAGATGGAACATGGGTAACAACTACTCCTGCTGTTTCAACTGTTGCTACTATTAAAACTGCATCAGGATCAACTTATCAACTAGAGGATCAATTAAAGTGAATACAATGAATAGAATCCATAATATCCGCAATCCATATCAAGGAGATAGGATTAAGACGCTGTGTATCTGCTCCGCAGGACTACTAAGATCCCCTACTCTTGCATTTGTATTATCTCAAAAACCATATAATAGGAATACTAGAGCTGTAGGATACAATCAAGAATATGCTTTGATACCATTAGAACCTATTCATTTAGCATGGGCTGATGAGATTTTTTGTGTTGATAAAGATTCTTATGATGCAGCAATTGCTATAGTTAAAAAGAGGAATGTAAATATAGATAACATAAAGATTTATAATTTAGAGATACCTGATATCTATTCAGCTTTTAGTCCTGAACTAATAGACGAAATTAATTTAAAATTAGATCCTATTGGATACTTATGACTACTTACTTTGGATCAGATATCCACCTAGGTCATAAAAATGTTATTTCCTTTTGTAATCGTCCATTTAAAGATTTAGATGAGATGAGGGATTCTTTTATTGGTGAGTGTTATTCTACACTAACAAAAGAAGATGAAGTCTATTTACTAGGAGATATCTGCTTTAATAAAATAGGGACTACTCTAGATCTATTATTAGACTGCCCAGCAGAGTTCCATTTAATAATCGGTAATCACGATAATAATCAAGTAATTAACCATAAACTATGGGAATCAGTAGCTTACCTTAAAAATATTACAATACCAGAAGTAGATCTTCCTATTGTTCTATGCCATTATCCTATAGAAGATTGGAATAAGAAAAGATATGGATCTATCCATCTACATGGACATACTCACAATAATTATAGTCATGATATAACTATTATTACTAATAGATATGACGTAGGCTATGATTCTCAAGGAAGATGGTTAAGTACGATAGAGCAAGTAGTTAAAGATTATAAACAACCAAAACTATAAAATTTATGAGCAAATACGAAACAGACCAACACTTTTCATCACAGTTAGACTATGATAAATCAGTTCTTAGAACTTTAAAAGACTCTAATCATATTCTATTAGAGCTAAATACTACACAAACCTCTCTTATTCATGGGGCATTAATGCTATCAGGAGAGGCAGGTGAACTGGTAGATTTAATTAAAAAGCATACAATGTACTCTAAAAAACTTGACATTGATGAAGTTATTAATGAAATGGGAGATGTAGAATATGCTTTATCCGTTATTAGACAAGCACTTAAAATCTCTAGAGAAGAAGTTCTTTTAGCCAATATAGAAAAACTAGAAGCTAGACATCCAACAGGATACACTCCTTCCTTCTACACTAACCAGGTGGAATAATGAGAGAAGCATGGTTGTTGATCTATACAGATCCTCAAAGTTATGAGAAAGAAATAAGACTTCTTTATAGTGAACCTTACGATTTAGATCCTGACTATGAAGTTAAACATATATTTTATATAGAGATTTAATAATGGCTGGAGATATAGTTTATACTTATCATGAATCACATAGAAATTATCACACTAATCTTAGGGAGAAAGAGATGGTAATAGAATCTAAAACATCTAGCGATAACCTTCATGTACCAGGAGCTAAAGATGATAAAGTTAAACCTGATCTTGAGTTAGTACTAGGAGCATTTGCTCAAGCTTTAATGGAAGTAGGTGAAGTAGGAACCTTTGGAGCTAGAAAGTACACACGAGATGGCTGGTTATATGTCAATCGAGGAGTAGATAGATACTCATCAGCTTTATTAAGACATTTCTTTCAGTATAAAACAGGAGAGTTTGTGGACTCTGATTCTAAACTATCCCATCTAGCTCATGTAGCTTGGAATGCATTAGCAATTCTAGAATTATCAATAAGAAAGGCCAAGGAAGATAAGCCTAATAACACTGACTAATGTTAGTAGAAAGCCTCTTGTGTTTAGCTTTAAACATATTCCATGAGGCTCGCTCTGAACCAATAGAATCACAGATAGGCGTAGCTGCTGTTACAGTAAACAGATCGAGAGATAAAGGATATCCTTCATCCATCTGTAAAGTAGTTTACGAACCATCTGCATTCTCTTGGACTTCTTCTAAAGCTAAGAGATCAATTAAAGATGTCTCTCAGATTAAAGGAGAGGAAGATAAGAAAGCTTTTTTACAAGCTAAAAGAATAGCTGATCTGTACTTAAAAGGTAAAATTGAGAGTACAGTAGGTTCACGTAAATATTTTAATCATAAGTCTATGGGTAAAAGGTTTAACACTCCTTATAAACCTATTCGATTTGATAAATTGGTATATTACTAATGCTATTAAAAGATTTAATTAAGCGACTACAAGAATTATATGATAAAGAGGTTCAAGGTGATTACTTAGAAGTTATGGGTGAGCCTGAGATTATGATTGATACTTTTGAGCAGAACTATGGTTCTCTTTATAATTACGCTGGATTTGATAAAGAGATAACTATAGACAGAAGTTCAGATGGAGTCTATTTGATATTAAATAGATTTAGTAATGATATTCCCTCCAATTAACCTATACTCATACCCATTATATAAACAAAGGAAATACATGGCAGGACTAAAAAGTTCATATGAAGAATTTATTGCTTTATCTAGATATGCTAGATGGAAGCCTGAAGAAAATAGAAGAGAATCATGGGAGGAA